AAGACATCAGAGGAATCAATATATCCAGTAAGTAATTATGAACACGAATCGTATGAAAACGATATGAAGAGACTTATAAGAATTCCTACAGGACAATTGACAAATATGATTACTGACGAATTTGCCAATTTAGTTGCATATGAACCACATTCAGAATTAGATGATCAGAATAATAAGAAGACAGAATTAAGCGTAGCACAAAGATTCATAGACACTAGAGGTTATATTAGTGCTAGTGTAAGTAATCAAGTCGAATTAGGAGTTGTAACCTCTTATGATAATGGACCAGGTAGTTCAATAATAAAGGTTGGAGAAGAAACAACAGTTACAGCACCATCAGTAGCATTTACATCTACTGCAAGTAATACTACCACATCTACAACAACTGCTACCACCAGTACAACAAGTACCAGCAGTAGCAGTAGTAGTTCTTCATCATCTAGTTCCTCTAGTTCATCAAGTTCTTCTAGTGGAGGATACGGAGGTTACTAAAAAACCCTTTTGACCAAAAAATATGCCGAGTTTTTTTTGCGGTTTCCTGGGAATCAAAGATCGAATAATATATGACCCCCCTACTCTTGCATGGGGCTACCAGTCCTGTACCTTTGATTAACCATCAAGCTTTCTATTTCAATAATATAATTGGTATTATACCACCGAGATTCTTTAATCTCATCCATAGCTTTAGATGCCTTGCATACAGGCGGTTGTTGATCATTATGTGAGAAAAAATCTCCTGACATTTGTATTGTGTTGAATCTTACACACTATTTTATAACGAAACCCTCATAAAAGAGGGTTTTTTTATAATGATTTAAGTTTTCCTTGACAGATGATAATAATTACATCCGTTACCATGAGCACCATACATGGGAGCGTGAGTCCTTCTTGACACACGAAAATGATCTTCAATAAGAGTTTCAAATTCCTCAACAGTGTATCCGTAGACTGGTAAACTATCTTTTGTTACATTAAAGATAGGTTCATATAATGAGTCGTTTCCAGCAGAGAATACTCTAATGAATACTTTACCCGAAGACAAAAGAACTCTATGATACTCTTCTATAATAAAGAGAGCATCATCTGGATGATTAACATGAAGTGCTCCAGCATCAATAATATAATCAAAACTACCTTCAGCAAATGGTAATGACCTAGCATCACCATACACAAAAGTTGCTTCAGGAATAGACTTAGCAGCTCTATCTATTACAGTCTTTGAAAAATCTAATCCAATTACTGTACAATTTCTACTTGCAAGATACTTAGTGTTTCTACCATCAGCACAACCACAATCTAATATTCTTGCTGTAGTTGGTACACTATGTTCTCTAATAAAATTTACCACAGATAGATCTGGAACATAATTATTCTCCACATCCCAAGGTCCACCATTAGGACGTTGTTGGAAATAGAAATCCCAATCTTGTTCTAGAGTCATCTTATCCTTGGTATTTTCTTAACTGTATCTTGTACTACTGGTATCATATCACTTTCAACTTTATCAATGATGTCATCAATTACATTTACATCTATATCTAAGAACGGTGGAATGATGCCAAGTATACGAAGTAATCCATCAACAAATAATGCTAACGCTGTAAACCCAAGTATCATACTAATGATAGTAGCATCTCTATTGTGTTTACGCATTGACTCTTCATCAATTGCTCTCGCTTCATCTACAGCAGCCTTGATTAAGGCATCTACTTCTTGTTTAGTATAAAAACCACCTATACCAGGTATGTCATGTATATCCATTTATCCTCCATCAATATCACATCCAATGTGACTACCAGCAACTACACCTAATGGGATTGCCCACCAACGACCATCTCCTCTTGAGATAGCAGCAGCAAGTCCACCACCTAATATACCACCAGCAATCTTACCATCACCACATTCATTTCCATCACGTGAAGGTCTGTATGGTCTGGATGGTGGTCTTGAAGGTCTTCCTATAGAATGAGGTTCTCTTCCTCCTCCTGAAATAATACTGTTGCAGGGAATCTCTACCCTGTCTTTATATGTTTCAACATAACCTGGACTGTTGTAAGTGCCTGGTACATACTCCTCTCTGTATACTTTTTTGTAACAGATCTCAGACTCTGACCATCCTGGTTGAAAAAAATCTTTCCACCCAGCTTGTGCTGGTGTTGCAGACAAGAAGGGAATCAAAAGTAATGGTGTAAACTTCATAGGTCTCCTTTAATATACTAATTATAACAGCAAAAGGAGGATATGAAGTCCTCCTTGTGCCAGTTTATAATCAGTCCTCCTCTGCCAATGAAGCAAAGTACGACAATGTATCCTCTTCTCCGCTTGCTGGAGCAGCAGCAACTGCTTTCGCTTTGAAATCAGTAACTTCTTTACCCCAATTAGCAGGTACTACTTCCTCTTCACTCTCATCAACAACAGGTGCTGGTGTACGTGAAGATTTACCTAATACTAGATTCAATCTTGCTTGTAGTTGCTCATAAGACTTAAAGTTCTTAGGTGCTTCAAATTCAGCAAGTGAGTAAGACTGTTTCCAAATCTTTTCTAGTTCTTCATCATCTAGTTTACCTAGAGTAGCAGGTGCAGCGAACTCTGACTTATCATAGTTCCAGTACCCATCAACCTTACGAATCTTTACCTTGAAGTCTGCACCTTTCCATAGGTTAAATGGATCTAGTGGAGTCTCGTCAGCAAATGCAGGTTGCATTGCTTCTACTAGCTTATCAAATATCTTCTTACCGTAGCGGTATAAGAAGACTTTTCCTTCGTTCTCTGGATGTGCAGGGTCACTTACAACATAGATGTTAGAATAGTAAGAGAGTTTTCTCTTCTGTGTTCTAGCAGTTGACTTGTCAGTCTCACGACCACTGTTCCATAGTTCCCTGTTCAATTCACCGACAGGATCATCCTTACCAATAGTAGTAAGAGAGTTCTCGATGTACCACTGACCACCAGGTCCTTTGAAGGAGTGTGACCAGATTTTTGCCCAAGGCATGTCCTCTCCATCTGGAGCAGGAAGGAATCGGATAACGGCATAACCGTTTCCTGATTTATCCAACTCAGGTTTCCATAGACGCTCATCAGCACCTGTAGTCTGAGGTTGGTTGAGTTTTTCTATCTCTTGTGTCAGTTTACTAAGAGTACTACCTTTATTGGCAGCCTTCTTTAGTGAAGCAAATGACATAATCGTATTCTCCGTATTGAGTGTATTAAATTGCTACTGGTTAATCGTAGCATACTATTTATGTGAGGTCAAGCTGTGATTTTTCTGCTTTTCCTAACGTGTCTACCATAGCATCCATGCAGTCCAAGAGACTCTTGTACCCGAATGCTTGAGACAAGGCATCAATCCTTGTCCTCATGTCTGCTGCCTCGGCATCTTCCTTAGCAGCAAGAGACAATCTGAAATAGAATGTCTTCTGTTTATCAATGAGTACCTTACAACTTTCTATATGCTCTAACCTATCCTCCTTTGACATGGTAGGTACTTGGTTAGTCATAGATGCTATCTCTTGATATGTGTTGAATATATCTTGTAAGTTTTCTTGTACTTGATTTGAACTAAAAAATGTCATAAAGGTAATACTCCTTTTGATGATTGCTTCATATAATTTAATCTCTGAGCTTCATACTTCAACCTTTCCTTGAGAGGTTTAGCTAACAGTTTAGGTACTGTTTCCAATTCAATCTCTTTCTCTTGACAGTATGTTACTACTGCTTCAATGTAAGTTATTAAACCATTACTTTCGTGTACTAGTCTCTCAATTTCTTGAGAGAATTTAGTAGGGGTTAGAAACTTATCTTCTAATACGTTTTCTTTAGGCATTTTGCCCCCTAACAAAGTCTTCAATGTAGGATTTGAGTAGTTGTAGATAGTCATCAAGATTGTACTTCTGAAATACTTGAACAGATCCATCTTCAACCGCAATGAGTGTGACAATTTTCTTTACCTCAATACCTGTGAGTTCTAGGAACATTGCTGCGTATGCAGTTTCTTGAACAAAGTAATGTTCAACCCAATCTTCCTTCTTTTCTTTAGTGGAGGTTTTAAAATCAATTACTGCTAACTCACCATCAAACTCTGCAATACAGTCTACACGACCAGCAAGTCCAAGGTAATGTGAGTATAGGAAGGTCTCCAAACAGTGAATGTTATCAATGCGATCAAGAGTGGTCTTGGCCGACTGAAACATTCTAACAGATAATGGATTATTTTCCAAGTATATTTCAAGATTTAATTTATCTTTAATATAATCCTCAGTGATACTATGAAAGGCAGTACCCCTTTGAGTTGCTCTAGCAGTGATTTGATTAGCCTCATGCTCACCTACTTTCTTTCTCCATGCACTGAAGAATGCTGCGTTCTTAAACGATGTGATTGAGGTAACACTCGGATAGTATTTATCAGCACCAGGAATAGGGTAGAACCGTACTCCATCCTTGTTAACAGGTTCAACATCTATCGGTACGATAGGATCATTGACGAAGGTGAAACTCATTTAGAAACCAAGATTGTATTTTGTTATTAAGTATTGCTTGACTAGACCAGACCTTACGATGTCGTCTATGCCAAACTCAATGCAAGCAAAGTCCTTCATCTCCTGAAGAATTTGTATGAAGTCTGATATCTTAGACTTCTCTGCTTCTCTTGTTAGATCTGTCTGAGTGATGTCACCACAGAACATAATCTTAGAGTCTTCACCTACTCTTGTTATTATACTATCTAATTCATGAAAATTCAAGTTACTGAATTCATCTACAATAACAATAGCATTGTCAAGAGTAGTACCCCTGATAAAAGATGTAGACCAGAAGTCAATTGTTTCTTGCGTTCGTAAGTTATCATATAGCATCTCAAATGAATTGTCATCTGGCATCCCAAACATATACCTCACCATATTCTTGTAAGGTATTTGATATAGGTATGACTTATCCTCATGGTCACCAGGAAGAAATCCAATCTCTCTAGTAGGCACAAGTGACCTTACAATATATATTTTTTCATAAGGTGATACCTCATCTAATACTTCTTGGAGTGCTAGGTAAAGCATAATAAATGTCTTACCTGTACCAGCAGCACCATGCAACAGAAGATTCTTCCCCTTCTTATACTCATCAAACGCAACTGTTTGATTGTCAGTAAGAGGTTTGATCTCAGTCATATATGACTTATCAATTGGTTTTTTCCTCTTCATCATCTTCTTAGACATTGGTTGCAATGGTGCATTACCATTACCATTACCATTGGATTTCTTTCTAGCTCTTGGCATTAAGTAAACCTACTCAAGTTTGCAAGTGGATGTGCTTCTTGCACTTTGGACATGACTTCCTTAAATCCATCATCAGATTTAGGTTTGCCATAAGTTGCAGAGGTAGCTTGATTACCAAAGTATCGTTCCAACTCTGGATGTTCTTCTTTGAACTGGTCAAGCTTTGTCATTGACATGACAACCTCAGTAACCTCACCTGTTTTCTTATTAATAAAATCGTACGTAGGCATTGTTGGTAAGTTCTATTGGGTGTGTACATATTCTAATGCTTCAGCAGTGATAGGGAATTGTTCTATGAATATATCCCTACATGCCTCCGCAATATCCATGTGTTCCTTTTGCGTTCCGTGTGCAGAACGTAAATCTATATAGTGAATCCATGACCGAATACTACCTGTCATGTATAATTTGGTCGGTGTAGCAAGAGGGAGTACAAACCTAGCACACTCCTTTGCAATACCAGCATCAAGCATCTCTTTATATAATTTCATTCCATCGACAAAATGTCTTTGCATTTTAATTTCAAAGTCTTGTTGCATCAATGGATCTATATCATCAATACTATTCTGTCTGTTCTTTGTATCCTGACGACGTAATGCTGGTAAAGGAATCTCCTTTGATAACATACTACTATCAGCATACCTCTGAGAGAACTCTTGGTATGTAAATGATCTGTGTCTTAATATCTGTGCAGCAAGACCTCTTGTAGTTGATATCTCTACAGTCATGTGTGCTTGCTCAAAGACACTCCAGTGTCCATGTTTAATACAATACTTTAATAGTCCAGCAACCTTTGGGTTGTCCTGATTGTTGGGGTTGGATACCCTAGCAACATAACCAATAGTTTTCTCTGCGTCAGGAGTCACAGAAATCAAACGAACGTTAGTCATAATCTATTTTAATTGCCTCATGATTGAAAAGGATACGAGAGATTAGATATAAACCAAATGCTTTAACATATCCAATCGTTGCTAGTCCAAAAAGACCTGGTACTAACCAATTCCACAACAACATTAGGAACAATGGTTTAGTAAAAAATGACACCACTTCTGCTCCACGCTGGATATCTTTCCTATCTGCTGGAGACTTGGATTTGTATACACTCATGATTTCTTTGGTTTCTTTGGGGGTTTCGCTTTCGCTTTTGATTGATTCCATAACTTTGGATTAACTCTTCCAGAGGTTTGCTTAAGAAATTTAAAATCTTTTTTGTACTTATCATAGTACGAATCAAAAACTTCTACCGCACTGGATGACATAGTTATATCATATGCAATCCTATCCTCCTTAGTATACTCTACAACGTAGGTATTATAAGGTAGTTTAGTATCTTTTGCAAGTGTAGGATCACAGTCTTCATGAATAATATTCAAGACCTATTACCCCATTCTATTTGTGGAAATGCTTCTTGTATTACTGCCTTAGTAATACGCTTATACTTCTTATTCATTTGTCCATCTTTAACTAAACATAATAACTCTGCTTCTTCTGCTGATAGACCTTCCAACAGTTGAACAAACATAGCCTCACGTTTTAAAGACTTCAAACTATCCTGACCACCTTTAACAAAGCGATAGAACCCTTTGGATTCTTGCTCTAAGCGTGTGTGATCTGTACCTACAGGTGCATCGTTAGGTGTGTATGGAACATCACCTTCAGGAAGCATAGAGATTACGCTCTCATCAAAGTTCCAAATCAATAGCATCCTAAGTGCAGAAGAATTGTTATCTCGAAGGATAGTTACCTTCTCTGCTTTTGTTTTTGCATTAGAGACCTTTCGTAAGATCTCACTAAGAAGTAACCTAGAGTTACTATTTTCAAGTCCTTTAGCTACCATAATTAATCATCATCCTCATCGAATTCAGTGTAAAAATCTTTTTCTTTGCGAAGGTAAATTAATTCGTCATGAATTATATTACCATTAGCATCCAACATTTCAGGATGTATAACAGCTCTAGCATAAGCAGCGTTTTCAACATAGTCTTCAACGTATCCTTTTGCTAACCATGATACCGTGACCCCTAAAAGGAATGCACCGATTACCATTAATACAGTTAATGCGATTTCCATAGAGTCTCCTTACTACTGTTTTTATTTAGAGAGTTTCTTCCTCCCTGGTTTACGAGATAGTTCATACGTCCAAGCATCACTTAGGATACGATGAAGATACTTTCGTAACTTTCTTGCTCTAGGTTTACCTAGATGACCGTATGCTTCTCTGAGTTGACAATGTTCATTGTCTTTACCACCCTTGATATACTCATCAAGATCGTGGACTAGCAGAGCCAATTCTCCAGCAGTACTAGAATCAATAAACTCTTTAGTCTGTTTACGAGTTGCTT